CTTTAGTTAGGTGCTTAGCACCTTGACCTTTATGTTGTTTTTGTTGTTGTTGTTTTTTGTTTTGTTTTGACATACGTTACGAACGGCACTTAAAACACGGTCCTAACTAAACCAATGAGTTACAATTTTACAGGATGCCAGAACAATCTCAATGTTTGTGGGACTACCATCATCATTCGGACTGAACCTACCTTTACCAATTGCACTTGATCTTCCGCCTACTTTTCAACAATCAGCGGGGTTAGAGGAAACTGGCTTATATCTACCAAGTTTGTTCTTTTTATTACACGGATTATTCATCTCCGTGGGTTATACACTAAATCCAAGCCATGGAACTCTTGCATTCACAATGGGAGAAATTAGTATAAACACCATAACAATTAAAATGAGCCTTATTGGGCAGGAAAATAGTCCAAGTGACATTTTTCTATATAGGTCTTACCTAAATCAAAAAAATAGATATTAAACAGCGTTGCAGCTGCATTAATGGTGATTATGCACAAATTGCAAAATCACCAAAAATAAGTTGGGAACCTCCTGTATCACGATCAAACAATAATTTAGCGAGAGGATGATCCATCTTATCACCAAAATTTAAAGTTGAAACATAATCGTCCCATAAAACTTGAAATGTGTTGCTCCAACCATATTGCACATACAAACAATGCATGGTAGCAGGAGTACTTGACAAAAGAGGTGTTTTAAAGGATCCTCAGACAATGGATCTTGAAACAAATGCCATTTCTTAAGATAAACGGCCTCACTATCTTTTGTTAGGAGCAACACACGGTCTAACACAGATTTAATAGGTGGAATAAAATTGCATTGCTTCTGCAAACCCAATGCAATTCCCTTCATTAAACTCTTCTGTGAAACACCAATTGGTGGATTAATAATAACGCCGAATTTGGACAAAACTTTTCCAGGCTTCGGCCCTAAAGCATAACCTCCAGTTGTGGGATATAAACGATTGGAACAAAACTCAAGCAAATCTAACGAATCCCTATACAAGGCTTGAACTTCAAAGCCTAACTTCGCCATATTTGTTTTGAACGGTATTTCAATTTGATCAGAATGGCGAGCAGCATTGTCATCGCCTTGTAAAAACATCAATAAAGAAACACGAGCCTGCTCAACTGTTTTATGGGTGTGCTCACAATATATAAACAAGTGCCACAAACCATTTAAAACAGAATTAAATAATGAAGTAAAAGGATCACCACTCTTACGTGTGGCATCAACTTTATACTTCCAACCGTGATGAGTATAACCATGTGTGTCAATATTAGCAC